ACAACAGCAAACAAAGCCCGACTTCTGGTGGCGGCAAGAAGGTGTACTAATGGCTAATAACATTGCGTTTCAGCCTATGGGCAAGACGTATAAAGCAAATGCCACTACGTCAGTTCAGCAATTTCAGATTACTTCTGATAGCCCCGTTAATCAATACATGATTGTTAGCCACGAACCGGCAGGTAGTGGTGGTCAACCTGTGTACGTTCGTATCTCAACAAGCGCAACGGCTAATGTTGCGGTTCCAGGAAACGGCACTCCGCAGTATGCAATGGTCATTCCTCCTGATAGCGTTACTGTATTTACAGGGCCGCAGGTAAGCCCAACTGCAAATGTTTATTGCACATTCATTGCCGAGGCTGGTACACCAGAGGTTTACATTACCCCAGGAGAAGGTTTATGAAATCCTACATTCTTGATCGTGCGAAAGAACCGTCCACCTGGCGTGGCGTATTACTATTTTTGACAGCTATGGGTGTGCCTATCGCCCCTGCAATGGCTGACCAGATCGTCACAGTTGGCCTTGCTCTGGCTGGTATTGTGGGGATGGTAACTAAGGGATGATCAACTCACGCAGACTAGAAGACCTGTTGCCGCAGGTTAGACAGCGCGTAGAGAAGATGATTGCTGACTGTGAAGCAGTAGGAATAGATTTGCTGGTGACTAGCACCTACCGCGACAACTTCAGCCAAGAAGCGCTGTACGCGCAGGGCAGGACTACACCAGGAAGGATTGTCACGAATGCACGGGCTGGTCAGTCTTTTCATAATTACCGCTGTGCTGTGGATGTGGTTCCTCTGCTGCACGGGAAGCCAGTCTGGGATGCCAAGAACTCTCTATGGCAAGATGTTGGCAGGATCGGCAAAGCAGCCGGATTAGAGTGGGCAGGTGATTGGAAGCGGTTTAAGGAATATCCGCACTTCCAATACACAGGGGGATTGACGTTGGCTCAGTTGCAGCAGGGAGCGAAAATTGTCTAAGAACGTCAGACTATCTGTCGGCAGGGGTGAGAAGCTATCTGTGAAAGCAGGTGGCGGCTTAACTGCTAAAGGCCGTTCCAAGTACAACCGTGCCACCGGCAGCAAACTCAAAGCCCCCACCAAAGACACCTCTAACCCTCGCCACAAGTCTTTCTGTGCGCGGTCGAAGTCCTGGAAGGGTGAGCGCGGTAAAGCAGCTAGAAGACGGTGGGGTTGCCGTTGAGTCATCCACAGCAGATGGAGTTTGTGGCTAGTCTTAAGGCCAAGTTTCCTGATTACTTCATACGAAAAGAAGTGCTAGAAGTGGGTAGCCTGAACATCAACGGTTCAATAAGACAGTTCTTCGAGCAATGCACCTATGTTGGGATTGATCTTGGCGAAGGACGCGACGTTGATGTGGTGGCTAGAGGCGAAGACCTCGCCTACCCTGATGATAGCTTTGACGTTGTGGCAAGCTGTGAGTGTTTTGAGCATAATCCTGAGTGGGTAGCGACACTCAAGAACATGATCAGGATGGGCAGCAGCCTGGTGTTCTTTAGCTGTGCCACCACTGGCAGGGCAGAACACGGCACACGGCGCTCAAACCCGCATGACGCACCCTTCTGTGGTGACTACTACCGGAACCTGACAGAGGAAGATGTGCGGCAGGAAATAGATTTGTCAGTATTCAAAGAATACCAATTTACAACCAATGATACGTCGCACGACTTATACTTTTGGGGGCTGAAATGAAACCAGGACTGTACGCAAACATCAATGCCAAACGCGCCAGGATCAAAGCTGGTAGCGGAGAACGGATGCGGAAGGTAGGGAGCAAAGGCGCTCCCACCACAGCCGCTTTTAGGCAAAGTGCAAAAACAGCAAAAAGGCAATCAAAGCGATAAGGATGGTTAACCCCATACCTATCAACCCGCCAGCGATAGCGTAGAGAATCATTCCGCTACACTGCTACCAGGAAGGTAGCCTCTGATCTTTTGGATGCTCCAATCTGTTGCATCATGGATCAAGAGAATCTGGTGCGCTGTGAATGGTGTCTTGCCATTGCGTAGCTTGCTCACCATTGATGGCTGCACCTCTAAGAACTCTGCCAGTTCTCTATCGTTCTTCAAACTAAACTCATCCTTGATGATGTCGAGAAGATCGTTCTCTTTCATAAATTCTTTTTTTACCATGTTGTTCTCCTTATGGTGCTGGCGTTAGTGCGCCTTCAAAGACATAGGTTCCAACGTGAGAGAGATGCGCCCACGGTGCTGCGTAAATCTTGCCACCTGCTTCCCGCCAGATACGGCAGAAGTGGTAATCCTCTGACAACAGCCGGTTCGTGCCTGGTTCGATACTGGTAGCAAAGAACTCTTTGATCTCGTCAGCCTTGATGTTGCCAGCAAGGTCGGTGACATCATTGGTATAGCTTGGCACTGAGTCAGCCAGCTTCTCGAACACCTCGCGCTTGATGATCATGAATCCTGTGCCGCCATTCCAAATCTCTACAGGCTCAGACACCGGCACAGTCACCTCACCTTCATAGCCCACCAGGTTGACTACAAAACTACCTGTGTGCCATTTCAGTTCTTCCACAGGTACGCCAGCTTCTACGGCTCTACTGACGTTGTGCCAGTTAATTTCCTTCTTAGGGTAGATGCCGCAGATAACATCCTTGTCGGCCTCCAGCATAGGAAAGACATCAGCAGGATTGAAACGTATGTCAGCATCAATAAAGAATAGGTGGGTGGCATCAGTCTTTAGGAACTGGTGAACCAGCGCGTTACGTCCTCTGGTGATCAGGCTTTCGTTGAACATGAACGACATCATGGTTGTCAATTCCTTGTCACGCATCATGTTGTTCAGTTGCAATAAAGACTGAGCATAGAACCCAAAACACTGACCGCCGTACATGGGTGTTGCGATAAATACTTTCATTTAATCTCCACAAAAACAATCAATTGAGTCATCCAACATATCAATCTGCTGTCCTATGTACTTGTGCATCTCAGCGTAACTAGGACGGTCTTTTCTCCATGTTGCCCCCACTACTTCTTCCATCTTTGCCCACCACATAGCCCGATCTGGCTTATCAGAAACCAGGCTCATAATTTGACCCTGACCTTTTAAAAAACATAAGTCACAGTTACCAAGTGGCGTTATTCCATTGCCAAATCGTAACTTCAAGTCAAAAGTATTGCTTCTCCAAAAACTCTGCACATCAGTTTGAGTAATGCCAGCACGGACTAGCGGGATAAACTTATCCGTCATCTTTGCTGCTCTGCGTTGCTCATCGGCTCTAATCCCTATTGCTGTGGCATAACTTTTGATTCCTTTGGATTTTAAAAACCGATCAATTGCCAAAACCTTTAGTTCGCTAGTACAGAATCTGGCTACCGGATTAGGCAGATATTTTTTCTTAACAATCATCTGCTCGAAAGGTTCACCGTTTCTACTGGCTGTTTCAAACGTCACCTCGGTAAACTTAGGATCGTCGGCGCGATATTCCACCCAATGAATAGGAACATTCCAGTTCACAGAACAATCCCTGACGAACTCCAGTGTTGCCTCCTCCTCTTTTCCGGTGTTAGCAAAGCAAACAATGGCCTCATCTGGCAAACCATTGTTAGCCTGTAAAACCCGCCATAGCAGGTAAGCAGAAGTTCTTCCACCACTAAAAGAAATACAGGTGGGTTCGTCAATAAGGAAAGGGTTTCTCACACAATCATCCTATAGAACCACTTGTCATTACGCCGCTGGCAGTTGATCTGATAGCCGTTCTGCCGCAACTCCGAGATGATGCTGTTTACTGCACAAACACCTGCTTGCTGGATGATCTCCAGCGTTGTGTACTCACCGCCTTTAGACAACAGTTTGAATACGCGCTGTAGTCTGTCTGACTTACTCATTCGTGCTGCATTCATGAAATATCCTCCACCCTGATAACGTATCTGCCTTTAACATTCTTGCGCCAGCCGTGAACTTCTATTCGTATACCGGCCTTACGGACTAACGCAACCGTGGTTGATTCTTGAATCTTCTTTATGCGGTCAGCCACAGCAGATGCCGTGACCTGAACCGCAAGCACTTCGTTTTCCCTGATAGCCAGGATGTCGCACCAGCCCCACAAGTCCTTGCGCTGCTTGGTGAAGCTGTTCCACTTCTCCACGATCTCGCAGTGATAGCCGAGTTCGCGGAGATGTTCTAGTGAACGCTGTGTAGGTGAGCGACTAGCTGCCATCAGAACGGTACTTCGTCATCCTTGAATGGGTCGTACTCTTTAGGCTTCTTCAGCGCTGGCTCTGGTGGTGGCTTGGGCGCGGTGCGGTAATTAGGATCAGGCTTCCAGTTATCCTGCGCCAGCGAGATGAGTTCACCTACTCTGGTGGCTTTCTTCCAGGCGGCTATGCGAATCTCATCACCTGCCTTCGCATCCTCTAGCAGTCTGATTACGCCCTTGTAATCAGGTTGTGCGCTTCCTGGTGCTTTCTTATCGTTCTGGAATAGAACGCCCTTGCCTGGTTCTCCCTGATGAGATTTCATACTTCCTCCACGTTAGTAACTGCTGCTAATACGCGCACCCGATCCTCATTGCCTAGCTTTTCAATGATGTTTTGGTTCGCTGCTTTGAATGCCTTTAACTTCTCCAACTTCTCTTTCTCGC